AGGGGACCCACCTACGATTAACCAAAACCGTAGGTCGCTGAGCATATCCGGAAGCCCAATGGGTATCCGGCGATGGTTCCTCCGTAAAGTACTGGAGGAGCTCAGCGCTAGTGCCGGATTGCGACCGCGTCTGTTTTGTCGTAAGACAAACCGCGCGGCATTCCAACCTCTGAAGGTTAGTGTTCCACCTACTACGTAGGTGGGACACATCACTTCCAGAAAAGGACACCAATCCGAACTGTCCACTGACCGTCTTTACCACCGGAAGCTCTTGCTGGAGCGATAGTGGTAGAGTCGATTTTAGCCACTCTGCCGTGACCCAGAACCCCTTCTTATAGAAGTTGTTTGAAGTCTCGACAATAGTAGCTACGGTCGTGGATCGGGACTGTGCGTAGATATCAAGGAAATATGCCGGGGTTACATCGTAACCCGCAAAGCATTCCACACCACAACTTTCTCTGAACCTTCCGGTTCCGAAAGTTTTGGAGGGATTAACCTTGAAACCCAGGTACGCAAGTACCTGTACTACGGACTTTCCTACTGCGTGCGGGACGACAATGTCGTCACCGAACACCCGGACCTGTTTTGACATTCGTCGAATGTTAGTGGTATTCACCGGTAGGTGAAGTTCATCTAACATCGCCGCCACACATACAATCGTATAGATGTATGTCTGGACGGGAAATGTCGTAGCAGCTCCCATGGCTGCGAACTTACGCATCATATGATACTTAGGTTCGCTCGTGATTTGATTCACAAGCCATCGTGTCCTAGCGGCGTGTAAAGCGTTCAAGAGGGTATGATTAGCCCTGAAGATACGCTCGACTAGCCAACAGGAGACGCAATCAGAAGCACTGGAAAGATCAATCGTCCAGTGACTACCGGTTCGGGAGGCGGATTTCGCAAATTCCTGGTTAGGACGTTGATCATTAAACCTGATCGATTTCCCAATAGGCGATTTGCGAACCTTGACGGTCAAGAAATCCTTGATCGTTTGCTGAGCCCATTGATGAGCAGTAGGTTCCGCGGCAATAAGCCGTGGTCCTTTCTGCGTCTTTGGGACTGCAATTAGTCGAGATGGGTCCTCACGATTAACGTGACTACCACACTCGCTATCAAGATGGTCCATCCAATAGGATGCATTGGCGAAGCCAAAGCTATCCATAGGGAAGAACCAATCCAGCTTAGCAGGCCAAGTCGGAAAAGAGTATTTAGAACTTTTTCCAAGCTTGGCATCTGCTACTGCTCCTGGTCCGTGCTTCGCTCTCCACTCGGTTGGATCGAACCAGCCGATGGAGGTTGAGACGAGGTCAGCGACTTGCTGAACTCGCTCAAGGAGTTGGCGTCCAACCTGCGCTCCAGACTCATCTGAGTCGAAGAGGTCAGGTTCTCGCTCCTCCGTGCATCTATCAAAAAGAGATAGATTACGGATAGAAGTGAGATCAAGACGATCACCGCCCCAACTAAGGGAAGGTACTCGTAATGATTGATCCAACCTGAAATAGTCCTGGACGGCCTTGGCCGTTCTGAACTCATCGCATTCTCTCCTTAGCTTCTTAGCCGCAAAAAGCAGCTGACGAAGTATTAGGATCGCATCGATGTCAGGGTTCTCCCGAAGCACACCGTTCTCATGGAACACTCGAAGCCAAATTCCCTTGAAAAGAACAGGGATTTTGACACTACGTCGGTAGGGTTTAAAACCCATAGTACCCGATGCAGTTAGGAGCCCAGATGCGAGGCACAAATCAAAGTGCTTTCCCATCTCGGGGAATGACATTGTCAAAACGGCAATGCCATTCTTTTCCATAAGGAGAAGGATCCGTGACAAGTCACGTTCCGCCTCACGGTGGTACGTAGGATACGTTCTCGTGACATCCGTTAGGATGGCACGATACAGTCCCTGTAGGCTTTTCACGTAGCTGTTCGTCATTTCAGGATCTCCTGTTAATGATCTACGGCTAGGCAATCATCCTTGTACATGGATGCAACCAGTGACGCCCCTAACTGACTGCGGGAAGAACTCTTAAGAGTTCCAACCCACGATCGCAGGAGCGTTCGCTTTCACATAGTCCATAAGCCCATCGCTGAGCTTATCGACTTCGACAGCGTCGTCACTCGCAGGGTTGCGAATCACAACGTAAACCTGTCGCGTGTACCCAGTCGGATAAGTCACCGACGGGTAAAAGGTCTGAGTAAGCTCGACATTATGTCGATCCATAATCTGACCCGAAACGAGGTTCTTCTCCTTGGAATGGCGCACTTTCGCGCGCCAATCCATGGTGGCTTCCTTAAGGAAGTATTCACCGGAGAAACCATCCTGGTTGATTAGCGCCAAGACCTTTGCAACTGCATTGACCGTGACGGTTAGTGTATTGCCGAGCATTGAAAGCCTACTTTCCTTGGTGTATTCACGTGTCCGTAGATTATCTATGGATTATCCGTGAATTTGGAATCCCACGAGTACGTTGGATTCCAAGCGCACCGAGGATCGACGTCTTCCGAAAATCCAGATTAGGAATATCGGAAAAGAGTACAGGAGAAGAGAAGGGTCCGCGAAGCTTGGTCTCAACGACACAAGTCGCTTCCCCTCCTTTTGCACTACCAGGTAGGTTGTGCACCATCTTCCGGAATGTATGAGTAGTCTTGGTGTGAGTCATAAGATTCGCACCAGCGCACGTGGCGCCTACCGTGTTGCGATTTGCTTCAAGGTAGTCACCGACGTCGCTACACCAGTCGATTAACCACGACCAGGGAATTAATTCCCAGGCCGTGCGAGGCGACAGTGAAAGCCCATACACCGCTCGAACCGCTTGTCTATGCAGTTCGAGATCAGTCACAGGATGGGATGCGAGGTCGGGCAGCCACTTGGCTGTCCCCCAACGCCTCCTCACAGAACGGATTTTATACTCCGTGCTGTACATAGTGAAGAGCGATGACTCTACAAAAGTATTCGTAGAGATCGACTCAGCGCTATCTGTGCTGACCTGGAAGGTGCGACTTAGACCACCTTTCCCATGAAGCTTTCGAAGTTCAGTCTCACGTGCAAGCACGTGTCGCTGAAAATCTAACAGCTTCTTCAGATCGGAAATGAATGGCTTCCAACCGTATTCCCAAGCGAGATAGCCATTGGCTACTCCCTTAGGAACTACTTTTAGATCGCCAATCACAAAGCCCTTATCGAAACGAAACGTATTTCTTACGCCGTTTCTGATCATGGCCTTGCCCGTCTGGAACAGGAAGGACGGAAGTTCTCGCAATTCTCCAACAGCAGCTACAGCATCTACGGTGGCTCGTGACGGATTAGTCCGCGCGAACACCTTAGTTGCGTCAGCAGCATCGGAGAGCGAGGGCAACACAAGATGTCCCATGGTTAAAGTCCGATATAAAGCCGGACAATAATCACGGAGATCTAGAACAAAGTACCCGCCTGTAGCTTGGTAGCTACTCACGGGAGCAATGGACCAGGTCGTCTTGTTGATTGTCAGTGGATTATCAAAAGGATAATTTCCCACAACATCCGTACACGAAGCCGAGACGCCTGGACAATTAGTTGTCCCGTTGTCGACGGTGCCAAAGAAGTACTTATAGTACGTTCCTGAAGCACCGACGGCAACAGCGGTTCGATTTCGGACAGTCAAGTCTAGTTCTCCTGCGTTTAAAGGGATTAGAACGTAACCTTATTGTCACGTCCTTGAGAGGGACCTAACGGTC